CGCGGGGATAAGCGGCGCGATGGGCTCCGTAGCGTTGACCTATTTCTGGGAGCGCATTACCGGAGTTAAGGCGCCATGACAGCAGATCAGATTATCGAGGGGATCCTCGGCAAGGAGGGTGGTTATGTCGATCATCCGTCGGATAAAGGCGGGCCGACCCGCTGGGGCATCACGCAGACCACCGCGCGTGCACATGGCTACACCGGTGATATGCGGAACCTGCCCAGGGAAACAGCAAAGCAAATCCTGCTGAGCGATTACTGGACCGGCCCCCGGTTTGACCAGGTGGCAGCTCTATCTACGTTACTGGCAGATGAGCTTTGCGACACTGGCGTGAACATGGGGCCATCTGTAGCCAGTAAGTTTTTCCAGCGCTGGCTGACCGCAATGAATATGCGCGGAAAGCTGTATCCCGATCTGATTCCGGATGGTGCCATTGGTCCCCGAACCATCACCGCGCTTAAGGGATACCTTTCCGCCCGCGGGAAAGAGGGTGAGCAGGTTCTGTTGCGTGCGCTGAACTGCAGCCAGGGTGCCAGATACCTCGAACTGGCGGAGGGCCGCGAAGCCAACGAGGATTTTCTCTACGGCTGGGTTAAGGAGCGTGTCCTGTGAAGATGATCATTTTCGCTTTGCTTGTGCTGGTGGCTGTGCTCGTTCTGTTACTTCTGCGCAAATATACCCGGCTGGAGTTCGTAGGGCATGCCAGCTTGCTGCTGAAAACGTGGTCTGTAAAGCTGGGGGCTATCGGCGCGCTGGTTGGTGTATGGGCGCAGTCGTTCCCGGATGCTGCGCTGCACGCCTGGGCGGTGCTGCCGCCGGATATCAAAAACATCCTGCCGCCAAACATCGTTGCGTTGATTAGCCCTGCGCTGGTGGTGCTGGCCGTACTATCGCAATACGTACGCCAGCCAGCATTGAAAGAAAAGGCCGACGAACTGAAGGAGCAGCAATGAGCTTTGAAATTATCGCGGGACTGGTGGTCGTCATCCTGGGTGCTATTGCTGGCGCGTTCGGCATTGGTCATGCTCGCGGGGCCAGTAAGGCGAAAGCCAAAGCTGATCAGCAACGTACCGAAGAGAACGCCGCTGCTACTGTCGCCGCGGCAGAACGCCGTGCTGAAGTCACGAAAGGGGCAAGCGATGTACAGGAAGACGTTAAGCGTATGGGCGATGACGATGTTGATCGCGAGCTGCGCGAAAGATTTACCCGCCCCGGTAGTCGTTGATACGGCCTGCAGTTGGGTGCGGATCATTTACCTGACTGACCACGATATCGACGTGCTGGATAAGCAGACCAAGCGCGACATTCTGGCGCACAACAAAGCAGTGCAGGCCAATTGTCCGCAACATACAGTGAAAGGCGCAAGATAAGTAAACATAAAGCCCGGCATATTTAATGCTTAATATTCAATCGCTCACCTCAATAAAAGTTTTGAAAACGTGGCATTCAAACAGTCAGCAATGAAATGTTTGTATCTAATCCAGTGGTGGTCATGCACTATAGGCTCTCAAACCACTCTTAACTAAGTAGCCACTCATGACAGTAAACTCACTACCACGACTTCCATGCGGTTATCGTTACGGCAATGAGCGCTCGACCTGGCCTCCGGCTGATGGGGAATTTTTTCCCCCACAAGGGTGTGTTATAAAATCTGTTCATTTTGGGGATGGAATGGTTATTTATGTTCCCATCCAGCGCTACATTAAAAATTTAGACCTATGGGTCAATGCTGAAGGAACCGTCGAATAAATTGTTAGTTACCGGCCTCATCCGGGAGCGCTGGGAATAGCCATCAAAAACCAGCACAGATACCTGTTGCTCTGGTTGAATGTTCCGGCAAGTTGAAAATGATTGGTTCTATGAGCTCTTTCGATATTTAAATGCTATCGATAACTTAAATGAAGCTATCATCACGTTATCACTGCCAGCCAACACCAAAACGGCAGTGGTCAGTTAAAAAGCAGAAATGCCTCTCCCGGGTGGCTCCTGAGAGATTTTAGTTTTCTAACTGGTACCAACCAAAGGTCGCATTTTTATGCGGCCTTTTTTATTGCGCGTAACAAACATCCATAAGGCAACCGTTCTGCTTGTTCAGTCGGCAAGAATTAATGCGAATGCATCACAGAGGCCATTTACTGAGTGGCTTCGATAATGAAAAGGGCGATCGCTCGCCCTTAATATTAACCACGAGCCTCACGACCATCTTCATCTTCAGATACGCGGTATCGCCAGTATCGTTCAGGCTTAACCCAAACCACTTTATCACCGCTTACTTTGCGGAACTGGTTAATGACAGGCGTAGATAAGACCAGATTGCCATCAGCATTTTCTTTCAGAAGCTGCTCATTATCGACTTTGACTAAATAATCAACTACGTCTTGCTGATATAGGCAATCGTCACTTTTCAACTGCGCCATCATCCAGTTCGTCACGTCAGTAAGAGATAACTTCGGCGCGTTTGGGTTTACGGCTTTGGGTTGGTTGCAGTCAATGAGTCCTCTGGGAATCTTGCTCTTTCTTGCTTCCTCCCCGCAAACCACTGGCACCAGTAATCGCCAGTAAATTCCTTGTAGGTGTTAATGATTGGTTCCTGAACAGCCATCGCCGGGCCGGATGAAACTAAATAAACGATATCACCGGTCTTAAATTTTGGTTTGCGTTCACTTATAGACATAAAGCTTCCTTCTTAAATGAGACATACATGGCACTCACAGACAAACAAGAAATGTTCTGTCGCGAGTACCTCATCGATTTAAACGCCACGCAAGCGGCTATTCGGGCGGGGTACAGCGCTAAGACAGCTAATCGCACCGCGTCCGAAAACCTGTCAAAACCTGACATCCAGTCCAGAATTGCTGAACTCAAAGCGCAGCGCAATGATCTGGTTGGTATAAATGCGACATACGTCCTGAATCGTCTTGTTGAGATAGACCAGATGGACGTGCTGGACATCCTGACCGCGACTGGAGAGCTAAAACCAGTAACGCAATGGCCAAAGGTCTGGAGGACGACACTCTCCGGGCTGGATGTCATCGAGATGGCGGCAGAGGGAAACACTACCGCGCTGCTTAAGAAGATTAAGTGGCCTGATAAGGTGAAGAACCTGGAGCTGATTGGTAAGCATATCGACGTCCAGGCGTTTCGCGAGCAAGTGAAAACAGAGCACGTCGTTGAATCAATTTCTGAACTGATGGATTCCTTGTCTCAGGGGGCGTAATGAAGCCTGAGCATCTCAAGCTGCTAGCTGATAAAGACTGGCGGCTGAACAATCTTTACTGGATCACCGATAAAGAAGGTAAACCGACCCGCTTCAGAATGACGCCGGAGCAGCGGGAATACTTCGAGGGGATTCACACCCGTAACATCATCCTTAAAGCTCGCCAGCTCGGATTTACCACAGAGGTGTGCATCATCCAGCTCGACGCGGCCCTGTTCGAGTCAGCTAAATGCGCGCTGATCGCCCATACGCTGAATGACGCAAAGCGCCTGTTCCGCGAAAAGGTGAAGTACGCATACGACAAGCTGCCAGCAGAGATAAAGGCGGCCAACCCGGCGAGCAATGACTCGTCTGGTGAGCTGGTCTTTAAGAAGGGCGGCTCGCTATACGTCAGCACGTCGTTTCGTGGTGGTACGCTGCGCTACCTTCACGTTTCCGAGTTTGGAAAGATATGCGCCAAGTATCCGGACAAAGCCCGTGAGATCGTCACTGGTGCGTTTGAGGCGGTATCGACGGGATGCTTCGCTACTATCGAGAGCACGGCAGAGGGACGGGCGGGTTACTTCTTTGATTACTGCCAGACGGCAGAGAAAGCGTTGCTACAGGGCAAGCCCTTATCCGCGCTGGACTGGAAGTTTTTCTTCTTCTCCTGGTGGAAGAACCCGCAGTACGCAATCGACCCGGTAGAGTCTCTGCCGGTGCGCCTGCTTGAGTACTTCGCTGAAATGGAGTCGAAGCACGGCGTAGTCGTCAATGATCGCCAGAAAGCCTGGTACTACGCCAAAGAGAAAACGCTCGGCGATGACATGAAGCGCGAATACCCGACCATTCCGGCCGAGGCGTTCCAGCAGTCGGTCGAGGGCGCGTACTACGCCAAGCAGTTCCGCTGGCTCTATACCAACAAGCGGATAGGGCAAATCCCGGATAACTCACATCTGCCAGTTCATACATTCTGGGATATCGGTGTGGGCGACTCCACGGCTATCTGGTTCGTTCGTGAGGTTGGCGAAGAGTTCCACATCATCGACTACTACGAAAACTCCGGCGAGGGGCTGAGGCACTACATGAAGGTGTTGAAAGACCGCGGCTATGAGTACGGCGAACACTGGGGGCCGCACGACATCGAAAACCGCGAGTTCGCAGCTGATGCGAAGTCACGCAAAGAGCTGGCGCGCGAAGGGTACGAAATCGACGGTCAGATGTACTCACTGAATTTCAAAGTGGTGCCGAAAGCTGGCATCGATACCGGCATTGAGTCGGCGCGTGAAATCCTCCCGAAATGCGTATTCGATGAGGAGAAATGCTCGGAAGGTATCTCTCACCTTGAGGGCTACCGGAAGGAGTGGGACGACAAGCGCGGCTGCTGGAAAGACAAACCTCTCCATGACGCCACTTCGCACGGTGCCGATAGCTTCCGTTACTTCGCTGTGACGAAGAACAACCGCAAGCAGGTCGGCACAGTATTCTTCTAAGGAGCATCGCCAGTGAGCGAACAAGATAACGGCCTTCAACTGGCTGTGAATAACCTCGCCACTGAAATGAGGCGAGCGAATTACCTGAATGCCATCGGCATCGGTGGCGGCAACACGAAGCGACCGACGCTTTACCAGGAATTTGGCTACCCGCGCACAATCACCTTCAACGACTTCTACAACATGTACCGCCGCAACGCCGCTGGCTTCGCTGTGGTGCATCGCCTGCTGGATGGTTGCTGGCAGGACTATCCGGTCATAGTTGACGGTGATGAAGCACAGGAAGCGGAGAAAACAAACGCCTGGGAAAAGAAAGTCACCAAGTTCATGAAGAAGCTGTGGCCGAAGGTGAAGGATGCCGATCGCCGAAATATGGTGGGGCGCTACTCCGCGCTGTTACTGCAGATCAAAGATAACCGGCCATGGAATGAGGAAGTCGACACTTCCCTTGTAAGGAGTCTCGGCGAGGCAGCGCTGGTTAAGCTGATCCCTGTATGGGAGCCGCAGCTGACAGTTGCTGAATGGGATAACGATCGCCAGTCCGAGACTTTCGGCCAGCCGAAGATGTTCAACTTCAACGAGCAGCCGGTTGGAGACGAGGCTTTCGTCGGGCCGACGCGCGGTGAGCCTGTGCATCCGAGCAGGGTGATCCTGTTCTGCGAAGGCTCAGAGGATGACAACGTTCTGTCGGGTATCCCGCTGCTTGAGGCCGGATACAACAAAGGGCTCGACCTTGAGAAGATTTCCGGCGGTGGCGCTGAGGGTTTCCTGAAAAATGCCAGCCGGCAGATCGCGGTCGAGTTCAGCAAAGAAACAGACATGGCCACGCTGGCTGACCAGGCTAAGAAAGCTGGTTATGCCGACCTCGGCGAAGCGATGGGCGACAAAGTCAACAAGCTTAACCGCGGCACCGATGCGGCGGCGGTCATGCAGGCCGGACAGATGCACGTCCTCAGTGTAACTCCTGGCGACCCGGGGCCGACGTGGGAGGTCACCGCCAACGAACTGGCGGCATCAGTGCAAATCCCTTTCACCATCCTGTTTGGGCAGCAGACCGGTCGCCTGGCGAGCGATGAGGATAAAACCGACTGGGCCATTCGCCGCAATACCCGCCGCAACGGCTTCCTAACTGACCGAATCACTGCCTTGCTGGAACGCTTCTGGACCCTGGGCATTATCGATCCGCCGACAAATGGAGAGGTCACCATTTCATGGACCGACCTGCTGGCTCCGGGCGAGAAAGAGAAAATCGAGAACGCTTCGAAACTGGCCGATATCGTCCAGAAAACGTCGGGATTCTACGGTGGCGAACCGCCATTCACGGCCAACGAACTTCGCGAGATTGTAGGCCTTGATCCTCTACCTGAGCCAAAGCAACCACCTAACCCGAATGACAAGGTGACAACCGATGATCCACTGGCCGATGACACCGGAGCAGACAGCAAAGGTGGGGCTGCCGATAGTTCCGCGCAGTAAGGTTGACCCGACGCGATCAGCGAAGCAGGTCAGCGCGATGTTCCGGGATATCGAGGACCGCTATCTCGGTATCAAGCGCGCTCTGAAAGCACTGTTTGACCAGCGCCTGACCGGGAGAGCGCGAGAGGTTAACAGCCATAACTGGCATTTCCTTTGTCACGTTAACGGTGCAGAGCCAACGCTCTACCAGGTAAATGCCGGCAAGTTCATCTATGACATGTCAGCGCAGGAGTTGGCGGAGCTGCTCGAAGCGGTGCAGGGCATCCTGGATGACTACCTGCTGGACGGTGGAGAGCAGAACCTGTGGGCGATGGATTACGTCGTCGCTGAGGCGCAGCGCGGCACGCTGGAGGCCTTCAATAACCTCTCGCAGCAGTCGCAGGTGTACGCCAGCCAGACGACGCTACAGCAACTTTTAAGCAGCCCGGGTTATCTGAACCAGATAGCGTCAGCCAGGCTGACAACGTTCAGTGACTGGAAGGTCATCAGCGACACCGCCCGCGGAGACCTGACGAACATCATCACCGATGCGGTGGCGCGCGGAGTTAACCCACGTGAAACGGCCAGCGTCATCAGTAAGCGCCTCGATGTGTCTATGTCGAAGGCGAAGAACATCGCTCAGACCGAGCAGGTCGGCGCGCTGCGTGAAGCTCAATGGAATGAGACGGACTGGGCTTCCGAGAGGCTCGGGCTGAATACTGGTCTTCTCCATCTTTCTGCGCTGAAGCCTACCACCAGGACAACGCACGCATTCTGGCATGGAAAGGTCAGAACCGTGCAAGAGGTGCGCGACTGGTATGCAGTAGATGGTAACAAATACCATTGCTATTGCAGTCAGATTCCGGTGCTGCTCAACGATGACGGAAGCATATTCAGCGAAGGGCTGGCGGATAAGTTGGCAAGGGAAAGAAAGGCTTGGGGAAAAAATAACAATATGTTGGGTTGAAAATATTTTTTTTTGTCCATATATGTATTTTTGCATGCGCGGCCGCCATGCTCCTCTGGAGAAAAAAATGTCTAAGATTGATGAGTTTAAGGACCATATCAAGGTCTACATAAATGCTGGTAAGCAGGTTGCAGAGTCGCCACTTGGTACAGCCAGACTGGTTGGCGGGTTTAGCACCTTAAAAAAAGGTGCTGATGCCGGTGTTACTCCTGAGCAATTTCGTGCAATGTTTGGCGACTTGCACAAGTACTCCAATGAAAAAGTTGCAGGATTTATTGAGATTGGTTCGGATCTGGTAAAAGGTGATGTGATTATCCCTCAAACCATTTTCGAAGATCCTGCGGGTGAGCCAGAAAAAGAGTAATTGTCCAAATTTTTGCAAAGGTCGCTTAGGCGGCCTTTTTTAATGCCTGAAATCCACCAATGAGGACGCAACGTGAAGCTATCCAGCATCCACGTTAAATCCCTCGCCATCAACGCCTCCAACATCTCAACGACCACCATCAACGGCCAGGAACACTACGTCATCCGTGGTGCGGTCCCGATCGTCGATGACATTGTTATGAATGGCGGCCTGTACCCGGCGGAGGAGATTAACAACAGCTACCAGACGATGGAAGGCAAGCTGATGCCTCTTCCGCACCCGATGGTAGATGGCAAATATGTCAGCGCCAATGACCCGCGGGCCATTAACAGCTATCACGTCGGAGCATGGGCGCAGAACGTCAGCAAGTCTGGCGACCAGGTCGTCATGGACGTTTATATCAATAAGGCGGTCGCCGAGACAAAGCCTGACGGTAAGCGCCTGATTAATCGTCTTGATGAGATGATCGCCGGCACCAACACCGACCCGATACACCTGTCTACCGGCTTACTCACGAACAAAGAGAGAAAATCTGGCGAGTCGAAGCAGAAGAAGTACTCATGGATTGCTCGCAATATGCAGTTCGACCATATCGCTATCCTGCTCGATGAGCCGGGCGCCGGTACTCCAGAAGAAGGCGTCGGCTTGTTCGTGAATGCCGATGGACAGGAAGGCGAAGTCGAAACGGCAAGCCTCGTTGAAGCCGCAAATAGCCTCAAAGATGGGCTGCTGAACAAAGTGAAGTTCTTCCTCACCCATAACTCAGATGCCTCATTCGATGAAATCTACCAGATGCTGCGTGAAGCCATTCGCGCGCCGTCAGGCAGCGATGTTTATCGCTATGTCGTGACCGTATGGCCGGACAAATTCATCTTCGAAGAGGGCAATAAGCTCTTCCAGCAAAAATACCTCATCGACGACAGCACCGTCACGCTGGTCGGCGATCCAGTAGAGGTCGTGCGCAAACCCACTGAGTACGAAGTCAAAACCAACGGAGAAACAAACCCGATGAAAGAGAAGATGATCGCCGCGCTCAATGCCGCAGGCGTTAAAACCGAGGGGCTGACCGACGATCAGGTCTGGGATGCCTATAACCAGCAGGTACAGAAGAAAGCAGGCGACCAGCCGGGTACTCAGATTAACTCAGACGCGATTACCGCAGCAGTAAATCTGGCGATTAAGCCGCTGACCGACGAGATCAGCACTCTGAAAACCCAGCTGCAGGCCAATGCTGAAAAAGACCTCAAGACCAAGCGTGAAGCGGTCAAAGCGAAATTCCCGTTCATGACCGAAGCGGCGATCAACTCGCTGGCCGGCGAAGCGCTGAACGACATGTACTCGCAGTGCCAGACCAGCACCGGTCTGAACCCGGCATTCCAGGGGAATGGCGCTCAGAGTGAAATCCTTTCTATGGAGGCTCCTGAATAATGGCTCTCGCACCTCGTTTCCATACCGTAATCGCGGGCCCGGCCCGCAAGAATGACCCGCAGGTCATTGAAGCAATCATGGCGGCAGCAGTGAAGCCAGGATCTCTGGTAATGCTGGATAGCGCAGGGAAACTGGCTGCTCACAATGTGGCCGGTGGTGCAGGGGTAGCCCTGGCGCTCCAGCACAATTATATCGGCGGCGGTGATATCCGCGATGCAGTGCCGGCCGGGGATACTGGGGCGGCCATCATGTGCGAAGACGATGTCGATTACCACATGCTGGTAAAGGCTGGCGAAGTGTTGCTGGAAAACGAAGGTCTGGTTTCTGCCGGTGACGGCACACTAGCCAAGTCGACCACTCCAGCCACCGACCAGGTCCTCTTCTTTTCACGCGAAAAAATCACCGTTGGTGCTGAAGCCCAGCTCGTGAAAGTTCGCAAATCAGGGAAAGCTACCGCATGAGCATGATCGTATTTAACAAAAAGCTGGTTACTGAACATAACCAGATTAAGAAGGCATGGAATCAGCTGCTGATGCAGCGCGAATCCTTCAACGTTAACCAGAACAACATTTCCGCCCAGTACGGCGGCGCGCTGGAAGTTAACCAGGCAGCGCTGATCTCTAAAGACTACTGGCGTGAAGTGGACAACATCACCACCCGAGTCTTCCGCAACGACGAAGGCAACGGCCTGCTTGATGACCTGCTCGGTCTCGGTACGCCGATCTCTATCGGCAAGACGGCGGCGCTATACCGCGTTTCCAGTGACGCTGGCAAGGTTCATCGCACACTGACGGGCCATGTTCCGGAAGAGCTGGATAAAGTCATCTACGACGAAGCCGGCGACCCGATCCCGATCTTCAACACGGGCTACAGCCGCGAATGGCGTGAGTGGAACGGCATGCAGTCTGAAAACCTTGACGCAATGGCCGATGACCAGGAAGCGCACGTTGCAGCTATTCGTGAAGACATGGCTGACTACATGCTTTCAGGCGATGCGAAGGTGAAGGTGAAGGGCTATGTCGGCGCTGGTATCACCAACCACGCCAACACCAATCAGGTAGACCTGAGTGCTTCAGGCCTCAACATCGACCTGACCACTGCTACTCCTGACGAGATGGTCGCTTTCTTCACCGGACCGTTCGCGAAGCTTCTGGACGATAACTACGTGCAGGAGAAGGTGAAGGTTTGGGTGTCGCCTGACATCATGCGCAACATGAGCAAGCCGTATTCCTCCGCTGCAGGCTTCAAAGAAGGCACCGTGCTGGAATACATCCTGCGCTACGGCCGCATTGAGTCGGTGAACCAGACCTTTAAGCTGACCGGTAACCACTTCATTGCGTACGTTCGCAACTCGCAGTACATCAAGACGCGCATCGCCGCGCCGGTGGGTACCTTCATGATCCCGCGACAGAATCCGTTCGATAACTACAACACTCTGGTCTGGAGTGCAGTTGGTCTGCAGATTAAGCGTGATTTCAACGGTCGCTCTAAAGTCTTCAACGCACAGGGTTAAGGGGCTTCGGCCCCTTTTCTTCGGGAGAAAGCATGAAAACGTTAAAGGTCGAGAAAACCGGCTGCTGGGGCATGATTGATGGCGTCTTCCAGCAACTTCCTGTTGGCCACGAATTCGTCGCGGCGGACATTCCTGCAGCTTTTGCTGGTCGTGTGTCGGTGGTGGGCGAAGTGGAAGACAAAACGCTCGAAGTGGCTACACCTGGCAATGATGCTGCAGAGCAGGCAGAGCAGGCAGAGCAGGCAGAGCAGGCAGAGCAGGCAGAGCAGGCAGAATCTGCCAGCAAATCGAAGAAGGCGAAATAACCATGGCTGACCCAATCACAGCGGCAGACGTGCAGGCGTTCCTCGGTGAGTTGGGTTACGCCATCCCCTCCGCGCTGCTCGATCCGATTCTCTGCGTAGTGAACAAGATTATCCCGTGCCTCGATGGTGCGGGTTATGACGACTGCACGGCAAAGCTCATTCTGATGTATGCCGCTGCGCTCATGGCGACGTCTTCCGGCGCCCGCCGCATCAAATCGCAGGGTGCTCCGTCTGGCGCGTCCCGCTCGTTCGATTACGGAGACGATGGCATCACCTGGCTGCGTGACTCGCTGGCGAAACTGGATACCAGCGGCTGCACCAGTGAACTACCGATCAGCGCCGGCAACAGTGTGGGCCTGTTTATGGTGGTCGGGGGCTGCTAATGGCGTGGGTTTCAGTTCAGCAACGGCTGCCGCGGACGTTTACCCGGGTGTGGGTGATCACCGATACAGGCCAACAAACGACGGCGTACGTGAAAAGCGACGGCGAGTGGTTCATCAACTGCGACCGCTTACGCGCCACAGACGCCGTTGTGCTGCGATGGAGGGATGACTGATGTCTTCGGTAGCTAATTGGTCATACACCGCGAAGGCGACAATCTGGCGGCGCATACGCGATGCTGACGGTAGTGATACCGACGGCGGAGGTCAGCCGTACGGGTGGGAAGCGCCGATCGCTATCCTCTGCGACTACCAGGGCGGACTCTCTGCAAAAATCGGTGACCTTGGCCGGGAGCTCGTTGTTAAAAACACGATATGGACCGAGTTCGCAACGGCGCGGGAGGGAGATTACATCCTGATTGGCGCGTCGACCGATGCAGCACCGCCGGATGAGGCCGATGAGATTCGGCAGATCGTCCAGTTCGCAGATACTTTCGAGCGACTGGCGGACGATTTCGCACTGATTACGGGAGTCTGATTATGGGCGCTAAAGTTCGCGGCATCCGCCAGGCCAAGGCCAACCTCGATCGCATCATCAAAGACGTCCAGGGGCGTAAAGTCGTGCGAGCAATCCAGTCTGCGATGCTTATTGGCAGTGCGCAGGCTGCGCTTTACACCCCGATCGATACGTCGACGCTCATCAACAGCCAGTTCCGCGAAATCATGGCTAACGGCACCAGGGTAACCGGGCGCGTTGGTTACTCCGCCAACTATGCGGTGTATGTTCACGACCCGGCAGTGAAACAGGACTTCACGCGAGCAACGGCTCGCAAGGAGTTCTTAACGAAGGGCTTCGAATATACCCGCAGCCAGATTGACGCGGTGGTGAAGAAGGAGCTTTCTCTATGATCCCTTCGATGTATATGCGCCTCAAAGACCTGTTTGTGGCTGATGGGCTTACCGCGGGGTTTAAGGTCCAGTGGAGGCAATGGCGCGATACCGGGAAAGACACGGACCAGTTCATCGTGTTCAGGCCTTCCGGCGGCACCAATATCACCTTCGACCTTGGCGGCGACTGGTATGTGATGGTTGATGTGATCTCCTCGAAGGCGAATCCCGATGCTGCTGACGCCGCGGTAAACGCCATTGTCGAGTACATCAGCGCGCAATCCGGCGCCGATGATTGCGTTGGCGCGCTGCGGCTTGTCGGTAATGTCCCGGCGCCGATCCCCACCGAAGAGGGCAGATTAGTAACCCGGCTACTCGTCTCCTGCACATACGGCGAATAATCGTCAGAATCACCCATCAGGCTGCCATATGGCGGCCTTTTTTAATTGAGAGGCATACATGCAAGGCTGCGCTAATGACACCGGCAAGCTGATTGGTAAGGTGGCCGTGCTCCGCATGGCTTTTGGCTGTGCTGATACGGTTCCTGCGCTTTCCGAATGGAAGCGACTCGGCGCCATGACCACCAAGGGCTTCGACTACTCCATGAATACCGTCACCTCTGAGGCTGACGATACGAAGGGGCTGGTTGAGAACCTGGTCAACAATATGGACTTCACCATCTCAGGAGAAGGTGAGTTCCGCAAAAAAGACAAGACGACGGAAGTCGGCGCTATTGCCATCTCGAAATATATATTCGATGAAGTGCAGGCCGGCCGTCAGCCGACAGTCTGGGTCCGCTTCGACTTCACTGGTGAAGACGCTGGCACTTATATCATGGGCTACTTTAACACCACCTCCTGGTCTGGTGATTTCGGCACCTCGGATATTTCCACCTTCTCCGGAGAGTGGAAAGTAGCTGATGCAGACACCGTGGTATTTGAGGTCGCCCCGCCGGCGCTGGCGTTCACCACCAACCTGCCGACGACCAAGAGCGTGGCGGCCGGATCGGCTCTGAATATGTCGGTCGTGGTTGAGGGTGGCACTTCGCCTTATACCTACGTCTGGAAGAAAGATGGCACGGTTGTCAGCGGTCAAACAACAGCGACCTTCAACAAGGCCAGCGCTGTTTCTGGTGATGCCGGGGTTTATACCTGTGAAGTCACCGATTCTTCCGCGACGCCAGTCAAGATCACGTCTGCATCCTGCACGGTCACTATCAGTTAACCACCAGGCCATTTCGTGAATAGTACAAAGGGCGTTCTGCGCCCTTGATACTGTTTATGGAGCGACTATGACCCCGATTAAAGAATTAGGCGAATGCGTTATCGGTACCGGTGACCGGGAATTCTTTTTCCGGCCGTCGTTTCGCAACATGGCGCGAATCGGTGAGCCCGAGGAGATTGTTCAGGCGTTCTATGACCTGTGCAATGACGAGGCGACGCCATTCGCGCAGCGCGCAGCCGAGGCTTATATCCGCGATGAGTACAGCCGCCTTCCTGATTGCGTCATGCGGTTTATGCAAAGCGGGCTCCTGTCACGCAAAGCGATCATGGCCGCGCATACGGTACTGACAGCCTGCTGTGACGACGATATCGGCGATCTGGTTGGCTGGATGAAGCCCGGGAAATCACGCAAGCGTGGCTTCGTCTGGCGCCCGGGCAGCATGCCGCCGGAAAGTATGGTCATCGTCGCGCAAAACCTGATGATGCACGGCATCGTCGGCAAAGCGAAGGTGCGTAAGCTGCAGCGTTACGAAACGAACGAGACAACCGCAGAATTCCGTGCTGCCGACTACATCATGGCTGCCCGCAACCATTTCGGCATAAGCCGGGAAGAGGCAGAGAACCTCACGATGACAGAGTTCGCCATGATGATTAACGCCAAATACCCAAATCAGAACGGCTTCACGCGCGAAGAATACAACACGGTCATGGACGAAGACGATCGCCGCTGGCAGGCGATGATGGAGCAGGAGCGATCCATGACAAGCCGCACGAAGAATTAACCTCAGCTCTAACCGAATATCAGCCTCGCATCCGCGGGGCTTTTTTATATCCGTTTGTTCGTGAACGGCTAATGCCGAATCACTTCTGACGCGCCTCGCACGCGCGTTTAACACAGAACCTTTCAGGATGACCCTTGAGGATGCCGGCTGGCTGTCGGTGCCCTTCTGTGGGCCGGTTTCCTGTGCGACAAGGTTCATCACTCAAAGGTAAACCGATATGAAATATCCAACTGTATCAGTGAACGGTGTCTCCGTTCGTGTCGACGATGAGGGGCGCTATAGCCTTAATGACCTCCATGCAGCAGCCGTGGCAAATGGGGAGGCTACAGAGTCCCAGCGCCCAAGCGTATTCCTCAGGAGCGCCCAAATAAAACGCTTCATTAAGGCGCTTCAATCCAAAGCACTAAAAAGTGCTTCGGAACAAAATCAACCGCTTAAGGTGATAAAAGGCGGCTCTGAATCCGGCGCGTGGGGCGTCGAACTACTTGCTATTCGCTACGCTTCCTGGATTAAGCCGGAGTTCGAAATTGAAGTGTATGAGGTATTTCGAACCGTTGTCCGTTTGGGGATGGGCGCCATGGCCAGGCTGAACAAAATCGACCATATCATCAACACAGAAACAAAGGCTATCAGTCAGAGTGCAAGCCAGATGGCGAAGTGGGGTGTTGGCGGGCGTAAACAATTGCTCCATGCTGCGCACGATCGAGCCGCTGATGAGGTTCAGTTATATCTGCCGGGAATAGCTGGAGAATCAACATCATGCCGTTAACTTTGAACAAATAATTTTTTTTGGATATAATATTGACAATATTGAAACGAATTTTGCATCTCTACGGTTTCGACACCGTTAGTATCGGCATCCTTTGACCCTTCGCTAATAGCTTTATCAGTTTATGCTGTATACAAATTGAGTAGTAGTTATATCAAATCGAAAAAAGCGAAACGTATGGGAAAAAAAGGTGACTCTATGGAAGAAATAAAAATAAACAAAAAAAATACATTTAAATCATTCATTTGTAATGTATTTTGTGGGGTCGTGGGGAATGTCATATACGATTTTGGAAAAGAGATGCCTGCTTTATAACTTTAACCCACCATCCGGCGGGTTTTTGCTTTCTGGTACGACTTCATTGCCCGAGTAGCTTTGATAATCCGGCGGTAGTTACGGCTTGTACCACAGTTTTAATGGCTTCCGTCGACATTTCGCCGAGAGTCGACTTGGCTTTTTCCTTCTGTTCGTCGTTCATGTTTGAAATGGCGATCAGGTCTTCGAGGACGATCACCGCATCCCGATGAAACTTAATGGTTTGTACGTTCAGAATTGCGCCCAAACCGCCGTCATCGCGAATGAAATCTATGCCTTTGCTGGTGATTTTCGTGAAAGAGTCCATTACAGATGGCAGTCGTCGACCTATTTCATTGCTAAGTCTTATCTCAATGAGTCCGTGACCAGCAAGATAAAGTAAGTTGGCAGTAAAGATATTAATGCCTCCAAATTTTTCTGAAAACTCCTTTGAGAAGCTACTGTCGGCAGATTCTGGGTAAATGTCACAGAGGCGTTGGAGTAGCTCTCGCTGGATGGTGCGGTCAAACTTATCCATGATGATTCCTTGGTTGATGCCTGCTTCAAGATTACCTTGCTATCGTACCGCTGAACATCCTGATAAGCGAACAGGTTGCTTTGTCGTATCGCTTCCCCTCTGCTACGATTGCCGCATCATTTACTGATGGGGATAGGGATATGAAAAAGGTTCTATTGGTTGCAGCAATAGCGGTTGTACTTGCCGGTTGTGCTTCTGGCGGCAATAAGTCGATTGAGCAAGAAACGCAGATTGGCGTTCAGAGTAAAATAATCAAAGGAAAGACGACGAAGCAAGAGGTTAAGGCTGCATATGGAGATCCAACTGGGGTATCAATCTCCAGTGATGGGAAAGAACAGTGGCACTATGTTTTCACAAACACACAGGTCAGCGGGAAAGCATTTATTCCCATCTATGGACTATTTGATAACGGCGCTACTACCAACATGAAGCAGCTTATAATCGTGTTTAAGGGCGATATTGTAGATAATTACTTATTTAATAATTCAAATACAGAAGTTAAATCAGGCCTCCTAAACTAACCAAGTTCCATGTTATAGACCTCGCTCCGGCGGGGTTTTTTATTGCCCGGAGATAGCAAATGGCTGAGAACGCTGGCGGTATTTATTACGACATTGAAATGGATGTGCGCGGGCTACTTACCGCTCAGCAGCGCGTTAACCAGCGCCTTGATCTGATGGAACGGGGATTTGATAAAACATCACGCTCTATTGACACCACTGAGCGCTCTATGTCGAGCTTGTCCCGTGTTGCGGTTGCACTGACAGCAGCTCTTTCTGTCCAGCAGGTGGCTGAATATGCTGACGCATGGGCCACGGTTAATAACAAATTATCCAACTCTCTTCGGCCATCAGAGCAGTTAGCAGACGTAACCCTGCGAGTTTTTGATGTTACTCAGGCTACCAGAAGTAGTCTGGATGCAACTGCTACATTGTATGCTCGACTGGAAAGAGGGACGCGGCAGTACAATACATCAGCCGAAGATCTGGCAAAGCTCACCACAATAATTAACCAAGGTTTTGTCGTTTCCGGCGCTACAGCCCAGGAAGCAGAAAACGCAATCATCCAGTTGTCCCAAGGTATTGCCTCTGGTGTTCTGAGGGGGGAGGAATTCAACTCGGTAGCTGAGCAGGGTAGTCGCCTTATGGTTGCCTTGGCTGATTCTTTAGGTGTTGGTATTGGCGAGTTGAGGGCGATGGCGGCTCAAGGCAAGCTAACTACTGACGTAGTGGTTAAGGGGCTTTTATCTCAGGGATCGGTTATCGGAGCTGAGTTTGCTAACACAACCACGACTATCAGCCAGGCTCTTCAGGTTGCGGGCAATAACATCACTAAGTTTTTCGGCGAAAACTCTACCGTAAAAACCGGTGTGGCAATTTTCAGTGATGCGGTCGTTACTATCAGTGAAAATATCGGCGGCCTGAGCGCTTTGCTGACAGGCGTCGCGGCTATTCTTGGGAGTCGGTATGTCGGCGCCTTAACTATGGCTACTGCGGCTAAAATCAAAGCAGCTGCCGCATCACGCACGCTTTCAGCAGAAGAATCATTAGCAGCTCAGGCTTCCGCGAATAAAGCAGCGGCAGACCTCAGGGCTGCAGCGGTCGCAAAACAACGGGCCTTAGATGAGATAAGGCTCGCAGAAATGATGCGCCTTACTGCTATCAGCGAAACCAACGCTGCGGCAGCTGAACAGCGCTTGTCCGTTGCCAGGGTTGCGGCTGCCGGTGCGGTTGATAATTATAATCGAGCACTGGCGGCAAACAGGGCTGCTCAAATGGCTCTCTCATCTGGTGCCAGCCTTGCTAGCAGGGCTCTCGGGTTAATTGGTGGGCCTGCCGGAGCGGCAATGCTTGCTGCTAGTGCAATCCTTTACTTTTCACAGCGCGCAAAAGAGGCCAGGAATGACGCTAATGCCCTTGCAGATAGCGTTAACGATCTGAGCTCAAAATTCCAGACGATGTCGCATACAGAGCTGGCGGCAACGATAGGAAAGCTAAGCCAAAGCCTGCCTGAATTAAGTGACGCGGTATCAGACGCACAAAAGGAATTCAATGACGCGACATCGGCTGTCCAGCGACAGCAGCGAGAAATTGCAAACTGGGGTACGAATACAACGAGAGGGCGGCAGGCTGCCGAGGCGCTTAGCGGCGCACAGGATAACCTAGCTATAGCTACCCTTGAGCTGGAGAAGGCCCAGAACAGACTGAGTCAGACCCAAAACGCCATTAACATTGGCCGCGCTACGCTAAACGGAACGATGAAGCAAGGTATCGATTTGCTGCGCAGGGATGGGCAGGAAGCGGGAATTGCTGCCGGCATGATGAGCAAGTTGGGAGATATGATTAATTTTGCGGCCAAGGCAAAAGACAAATTCAACTCCAGCAGCCTCATGGTTGAACGCCCGAAAGATGTTCAGGAGTATCTGGATAAGCTACAGGATCAGGTGACACTTCAGAGCGAGCTTAATGACAGGAAGCGAGCGCAATTAAGGGCTGAGCAGGACATTAGGAAACTCGGTGGATCAGAGGCGGATGTTAACCTTGCTCGTGACAGAGCAGCAGCTGAATTCGATGCTCAACAAGCGCAGCAAAATAACAAAAAGGCCACCAAGGAAGCGGAATCTGAGGCTAAGAAACTTGCTAACCAGCAGGAATCGGTAAACCAAAAACTTGAAAATCTGCGCCAGCAATCAGAGCTCGCTGCTGGCTCAACGCAGGAGTTAAGCCGGGAGCAGGCAGTATTACAGGCTCAGCAATCACTAGGTAAGGGAGCCACCCAAGAGCAAATTGCTCTTGCCGGTAAATACCGTGGAGAAATATGGGATACGGCTAATGCCCTCAAAGCCCAGGCTGCGGCAGAAAAACTGCTCCCTGAAGCCAGAGAGAATGCGTCTTACCAGCAGGATGTTAAAGATCTGCAAACTGCACTGGCCGCCAAAAAAATCACTCAGCAGCAGTACAATCAGACCAGTGAGCAACTGGAGGCTCAGCACCAGGTTAATCTGGCTAAGATACGCGCTCAGCAAACTGTAAGCCCCATGCAGGAAGCTCGGGGGCAGATTGACCCTGTCCAACAGCTGGCTAATCAGCATGCTCAGGAGTTGGCTCTCATCCAGCAGTTCGAAACGCAGAAGGGGCAGATAACCCAGCGCGGTCTTGAACTGATGAATGCCGCTAACACTCAGTACGAACAACAGCGCATAGCGGCGCAGTGGGAGATATGGAGGCAACAAAACGCAGGATATGAGGTAGCTGCTGCGGCATTTGATTCATTTGCAGGAAACGCCTCTAATGCCCTCACTGGCATACTCACTGGCAGTATGTCTGTCAGCGAAGCCATGAGCTCACTCGGATCAACTGTCCTAAACAGCGTTATCAACTCCTTTGTCCAGATGGGAGTTGAGTGGTTGAAGTCTGTAATTATGGGGCAGGCTGGAATGACCGCCGCTTCTGGAATGGCTATTGCGCAAGGGCAACTAATAGCCGCATCCATGGCTCCGGCTGCTGCAATGACCTCCCTTGCCACGGCTGGCGCTAACGCTATCCCCGCTCAGGCAGGAATAGCTTCAACAGTTGGCATGGCGCAGGCCCTTTCAATAGCCGGCGCTCGCTACAACGGCGGCCCGGTATCAGCTGGCGGCCTGTATCAGGTCGGCGAGAAAGGTAAACCAGAGATTTACCAGGCCAGCACCGGCAAGCAGTACATGATCCCCGGCGATAACGGCAAGGTCATCAGCAATAAGGATATGAATGGCGGCCAGGTCCAGGTAAACATCCAGTTTTATGACCAGACCAGTGGCGGACAGCATTCATTCCAGGCGCAGGCCAGCCAGGAAGGTGCTGTTGTGACAGTGGAAGCTTTTCTTACCGATGTTGATCGCAATGGGCCAATGTCCTCTGCAATTCAAAGCGCTTATGGCCTCGGAAGAAAAGCGCAAGGTGCTTACTAAACCAAACCCGCTCCGGCGGGTTTTTTAATGGGTGAACATAATGAAAGTAGCAATCGAAGTTAATGGCGAGGTTATCTGGTACCGCGACAGCGATAAACAGGAGGGGGTGGCGTCGTTGGGCTACTTGAAGGACGGCACACAGCAGAAAATCATTGCCGCCCTTGAGGAGGCTTTATTCCAGGCGAAAGGGCAGATGCTATTGCCTGATTACGTTGATTGAATATCTGTATGTAGCGCGATGCCCGGCAGGGAGAGCCAGAACGACATTCCAGTTACCGGAGTGCGGCACTGCAATGTTGGCGGGAAACTGCTTATAGAATCCGCCATAGACTTTGCAGCTTTCACCTCTCTTGTATCGGTTATAAGCAGCGTCATCCATAACAAGGACGTTGATTTGGTGGGAGCACTGAACGGAAACGATTGATCCGCCCTCCATGTAATCCCTGCTGTGCGTGTAAGACATATGACCTCTCTTGCTGTGTGTGAAAAATACACAGTATCAGCGAGACACATTTAGTAACATCCTGATAAAAGATCAGTGCCGCAGCCGCGGCATTTTTTATGCCCGGAGGAAACGTGGCAACAGTTCAATACCCTCCGTTCCTGCCGCTTCCCCAGCGCGCCGATCAGAATATGACGCAGGATACAGCCTGGCAGACGACGCAGACGGCAGTCGGTCCATTGATAATCACGCCGATCACTACGGACCTTAAAGCAACCTGGACGCTGCAGTGGATATTCACGCTTGCCCAGGCCGAGCGGTTTAAGTCATGGCTGCGATCGCCGACCTACTGCGACCGCGGACGCAACTGGTTCCAGATGCCGATCGACCTGGGTGATACACAGGGCGTTCAGCAGCAGACGCTGCATTTCGTCGACATGCCGGTGCAGACCAGCAAAAACGGCAACATTGTCACCTGGAGCGCAACGGTCATCAGCAACGGTATCGAGGACATTACCGAGGACTATGACGACTGGATTGTTGAGGCCCAGCCTGGCTATGGATACTGGCTGGATTACCTGATCACCGAAGTGATGCCGAGGGCAGACTGATGCCGACATTGAGAGAGTGGAAGGAGCGCCGGCCGGCGAGCGACATCAAACAGACGGTGGAGTTTTATCATCCGGCTTTTGGCTATTACCGGGTGGTCAATAACCTGTTCCGTCCGGCGACGTTTGGCGGAAACTCGTTCGAGCCTGCGCGGTTCAGCGTGACCGAGCCGGCACAGGACGGAACGGCGGTCATATCCATGACGATCACTTTTGTCGCCGCGACGGAGCATGTCCGGCAGGCACTGAAAAGCTGGCGCGGGGCGGCGCGCATGACGCCGATAAAGTGCCTGTATCAGCAGTGGAATGCGATCGGCGATGCATCATCCCTGAAAGACTGGACGCTTTACGTGAACGACATTTCAGCCGATGCCAGCAACGTCACCGTGACTGCCGGCAAGACCAATCCGCTGACGCTGGCCAACTCCATCATTTACACCACGAAAGACTATCCCGGGCTAATCACCGTATGACACAGAGCGACTTTATCGGGCTTGTTAACGGCAAGCCCTGGGCTAATCGTGCCTGCAGTTTTGAGCAGATGGACTGCTGGGGCCTGGTGGTTCTCTATTACCGGCATGTGCTCGGCCTGGAACTGCATCACATCGCCGGCTACGAATCGGGCGCGGATTTCATCACCTGCTACGAACAGGAGCGCGCCCACTGGCGGCGTGTGCCGGTGGCGGCAACCGGCTGCATCGCCGTTTTTTACCGCGGCGAAGTGCCGGCGCATATCGGTGTGATGATCAGCCCGGTTAAGTGCCTGCATGCCCGCGGCGAATTCGGTTTCGTGCGCTGCGACAGTCCGCTGGCATTACTGAAGGTTTACAGCAAAGTGGAGTACATGGTGCATGGTGCGATATGAGTTACAGAGGCTGCCTGGCGCGCCGCTGCAGCGGGGAACGGTAGATGCCGGCACCACACTGGTGAGCTTGCTGGATTCTCTTCAGCTGCACCGCGATGTTATCGTGAAACTGAATGGCCGAGCGCTGCCTGACGATTACGATATCAGCCGGCCACTGCGATCCGATGACGTGGTGGCTGTGTTCGACCAGCCAGAGGGGGGGGTTGGCAAACTCATCACCACGATACTGCGCCCGGTCACGAAAATTCTCTCCGGCGCGCTGAAGGTGTTCGGCCTGTCAAATAAGCCCAGCGCGTCAGTATCGGTGGCGACAGGCGAATCCCCCAACAACGACTTAACCGGCCAGACGAACCGCGCGCGACTCTACAAGGGGCGCCCGAACATTTACGGCCAGTGCCGCGTCTTTCCTGACCTGATTCAGGAGGCGCTGTTCGAGTTTGTCGACAATAACAAACAGCTTACGGAGTGGTTCGAGGTCGGTTACGGCCGGTACACCATCTCCTCAATTCGCTACTCGGAATCGAACCTCGGAAGCCTGGCGGGAGCCAGTTCTGCGATTTATAACCCGGGTGACGTGATCGGCACGATTGAAGTCGGGTATCAGTTCGATGATGTCGATAACGAGACAGTCCCCGGGTTAAACGAAAGCCAGGACTTCCCGGCTCAGACCGCGACCACGACGGCGCCGACATCAGTGGCGATAGAGAGTAATCAGCTCAAAGCCATTGTGCTGTCGAACGATGATAACTTTGCCTACTTTGCGGCGCTGGCGGTACCTCATCCCGTGTCATTAGTCATTAACGCTACCTGGAACGACGGCGGAACAAGCGTCACACGGAACGTCACTGGCGCCGGTAATATCATCTCCTCTGAGAGCTTTATAGGAGACGACACGCTGTCGTACACGACGTTCTATATCGGCGAACTCTCGGGAGAAATTACGTCTCTGCCGGGCAATGCGGTTATCAATGCGACGCTGTTCACACTGAATGACCAGACGCCACTAGTTATCGGGCCGTCAGTGTCTCCGATCGTCTCGACGCAGGTCTGGGTGCATGTGCTGGTTCAGCTCGGTGCGACGGCCGGAACAACGCAATACCGGATCAAGTTCTGGCAGGTCGATGACGACAACAATCAGGTGCCTGGTACGTCGGAGCAGCACGATTATTTCTTCGATAACGACTTCCAGGTGACGACCCGGTATTTCCGCACAACGCACAAGTTCGTCCCGGCTGCCGGGGCGGGGCGCTATGCGGTCACTATCGAGCGCCTCGACAACAGCAATGACGCCAACGTAGTGACACTGATGGCGATCCACGCGGTGAACGTACGGGAAAACGTCGTTTATCCGGAGGACACCATTGCCCGCATCACGATTAAGGGGCCGAACGACAGCAACTCAAACCGCGAGCAGAAGTACAACATGCTGGCGCAGCGGCATACCATCAGCTACGACCGGACAACCGGCGCGGTTGATTACACGCTGCGGCCAAGTCGTTCGTTTGCTGACGCTATCCTGCATGAGTGGGTTGTCGTAGGTAAGCAGGACATAGCCAGTATTGACGTCGCCGCTCTGTATGCCATTGCCGATTCGCTGCCTGATGAGGCGCTTGGGTATTTCGATTACACCTTCTCGGATGAGAAACAGCCGTTGGGTGAGCGCATAGCGACGATCGCCAATGTAGCCCGCGTTGATGGCAATAATATCGGCGATGTGCTGACGTTCTGGCGTGATGAGAAAGTGACAAATCCCGACGCGGTTTTTGCGCGCTCAAACATGTTCTGGGACGAGTACAAAGTCGCCTGGCAAATGTCTCTTCCCGGCGGTTACGACGGCGTGGCGCTGGACTACGTAGACCCGTTGACGAACAAAAAGGCGTACATCTACCTTCAGATCGACAGCGGCGGAATCACTGAGGTTGAGGACGCCACGGTTAATGCGATGCAGATCAGCCTGGACGGCTGCCGAAACGCCACTCAGGCGATAGACCGGGCCTGGCTTGAGGCGAGAAAAATTCTCTACTCACGCCTGACCATGACGGTGAAAGTGCTGGAGTCGACTCAGGTGGTGCGCGGTACGGTTGTGCAGTGTCCTGACATGTACGACAACACCCAGCAAACGGGCTATATCACCGGGCGATCTGGAGACGTGTTTGCGACCTCAGAGCGTCTCGACATCTCACTCGGTGATATGTGGGTGGTGATGACCGACAGTCTCGGGAATTACCGGGGGCGCTGGCGGGCCTATCCAGTAAGCGGCAAAGCCAAGGCGTTCCAGGCTTCAGCAGATGCTTTTGATCTCAATATTTATGACCGCAACACGGCACAAAACCCCAGCCGGTATTTCATCGCTACCGACTCGGAACTGAACTCCACAATCTGGCGCGTCGATAGCGCCAAACCCAACGGTGATGACACACAGACGTTATCACTGATCGAATATTCAGACTCAATTTACCCATAATCAACTTTCGCGCACACCATCAGATTCGCTTCTGAGGGTTTAGTGCGCCTATCAAGGGCGACATGCACAATGGCAGAAGTTCCACTCCCAACGCCGACGCAGGTTCCGGTACCGAGTACCGATATCCGCAATGCGGTATTTGCAGGCGCGAAGCTTGACGAAGAAGTTACTGGCACCGGTGAATTCTATACTGACCGTCTTGGTGTAAAGCGCCTGACGAACACCGGAAGAAATAATCAGTTCGATGCCGCGCAACTGGACAGAGCTAATCGGTTTGAGCAATTCCTTCTGTCCTCCGGCTACGTTTTTCTTGGCGACTATGAGGATGGTCCATTTCAGTTTAGTGCTCGTAACCAGTACATCCGCTATAACAACCAGTATTACCGCCTGAATGCTGCTACTGACGTCGGCTTTACGACCACCGGAACCGATGCGACCAGCTTTGCGAACGACGTTACTCACTTCGTTATGATGGATGGTGATACGCTTCGCCAAAACCTGGGTTCAGGCGAAGAGGGAATGGGAGGTGATTTAGTCACCGTAAAAAAA